CCAAGTGATGTAGCTTTTGCAGACGCCATACCAAGTTGAGGTCCAAATTCTTTTAACATAGAAGCACCAAGTTGTTCACCTATCTTACCAGCCACTGCTGAAAATTGTTCTAGACCTTTACTTAATTGTGACATTAATACAAGACCTGCAGCCAAACCTTTAGCTATTGGATTGGCAGTCAAAAATTCCATACCTTTAATTACAAAACCACCCATTAACTCATCTAGTGCACCTAAAGCTTCTTCCGAGCCTTTCATTGTTTTAGTTTCTTCTTGTTTAGTTTTTACAGCTTTCTGTAATAACTCTAAATAATCTTTTAATTCTTCATTGTTTTCTGCTTGAGCTTCATTAATTTCTACCTGTAACTCTTTTTCCAATGTTTTTAATGATTCTATATCTCCAGCCGAACTTAAAACATCTTCCATTAAATTATTTTGTTTTTGAAGTAAAGTGTTACTTAATTGTCCAGATTTATTAGCTTTAACTGATTCTTGTAGTATGCTTTGTACAATCGTAAGAGTTTTACTTTTCATGGATTTAAATTTATCAGCTGAAAGTTGTAAAACTTTCTCTTTTTTATTCATATCTGCTAATAATTTATTTGACTCCTTTAAAACATCTCGTTGCTCTTGAGACATAGCGTCTCTTTTTTCTTCTAAACCTAATATTTTTCTTTGAATCTCTTCTTGTCTTTGGAGAGTTTTGGTGTAAACTTTTATACCAGAATTTATACGATTCTGTATGACTTCATTTTCTTTAATGAGTTTTTGTAATTCTCTTTGTTCTTTTAGTGATAATTGAGCCATTTAATTATTTTTCACCTTTTAAATCATCTGTTGTATATTTAGATAAACTGACTTTAGAACCATACATTTTTTTCAAAAGTTTTTCTATTTCATCAACATTTTTGTTCATAGATTTTAGATTAGATTGTAACTTTTTATCATCAACTTTTTTCGGCAAAGTTTTAAATCGAGATGACTTTAGGTATTTAAGGACACTACCAAGTGTTAATTTTTCAGAAAGTATATTAGATATACTCATATAAGATTTTTTAGATTTTTTCACACAAAGCTCCTATCTATTAAACATATTTACTCATATATAAATAGTTGAAAGTAGCGAAATTACTTTCTGATTTTAGGAGTTTTAATCTTAGATTTTGATTTTTCTATTTGTTTTTGTTCTTCTTTTTTAGTTTTCATCAATGTTTTCATATAAAAATTTCTTAAATATACAGGCATCTCATAAACATCAGAATGAGTAAATCCTTGACTATGATAAACTAATGAAAATATAGACTCGTGTAATGCAGCCCTATCTTTAGGCCTCAGGCCAAAAAAACCCAACCGTCATCGGTATATTTACCTTGACGGTTTCTCCTCCTAATTCTATATCTTGTGACAACTCTATATCAGGTGATATTCTTGTTATTTCTCTCCTGAGAGCTATGGAATCTCTTGATAATAAATGTTGGTCTACAAATGTTCTTATGTTTTGTACATTGTCATCACCATTGATTGACACAATGGCGTATTTTAATCGTGTTGTTACTTCTGGTGATACTTGTGACATTTTTTTCATTGATTTAAGTTCAGCATCTATATCTCTTTCATCTTTACCATTCAATAATTTAAACTCTATTTTAGCTTTTGAAGCTGGTAACTCTAAAGAAAATTTATTTTCAGAATATGAAAGATCAGATGGTAATTTTTTAAATGGACATTCAGATAAATCAAATGTGTAATCAATCTGAGTTCCATCAACAGGACTTGTTATAGTAGCTACATATTCAGGTCCATATGCAAGGATTCTTGAAGCTACCATAACTGCGTTTTTGTCACCAAGAATTAAATCATCTACTGTGATATTAGGTGTTACTATCAATGAATTTAATAGTTTCTCAATAACTACACCTTTTTTAATAAGATTCTGTGAAGTTAGTATATCTTCTTCTTTAGCCGTCATATACTTTATTTCTATTTTACCATCCGATAATGGTGAATCTTTGGGATATAGTTTACCCTCACTAGGTAAATCTACAATTTCAGTTGGAAATTTTTTTTCTTCTGACATTTAAAACTCCTATTATTTTGATTCAGAAACAGACGCTTGTCTGTAACTCGTAACTAATTTTTTTATCTCACCAATAGCTTTTCTGGCTCTACCACCAGCTGCTTTGTTACCTTTTTCCACAAATGTTTTATGATTTGCTTGAAAGTCTTCAAAACATTCTTCTATCTGTTCATATAATTCATTACTACTCATTCTTATACCTCCGTTGCTCTTCTAAACCATCCTAAATAAAATTTTTCTTGTTCTGGTCTAGCTGTTATTAAATCTACATAATATTTTACTCTGAAAGCTCTAACTCTATCTAACTCAACACCTTTGAGAGCTTCGATTGTCATTGGTCCTAATCCACCATCAACCTCTATATCCTTACCTTTGTTAACAGCTGCTCGTTGTAGAACTTTGACTGCAGTTCTCTTACCCATATTAACACACATATCAAAATAAATGTGCCATAGATTTTGAGGAAGAGATTCTACTTTGTTTTTATCCCAATAATCTGATTTATAAATATCTGTTGCTTGTTCTATTGTTAGATTCTTTATATCAATGTCTGGATAAAACCTTTTAGTGATGCCGTACTTGGTTTCACCACCTAAATCTTTAGGGTCATTTACATAACCACCTTCGTGTTCTAAAACTTGTTTAATTATTTCATTAAAATTTTTCATAAAACCTCATAACTTCTTTCGTATATAAATATATACAAAAATAAAAAAAACCCCCAAATTTATTGAGGGTTTTTAATAATCCATTCATTTCCGTTAATTAGAAATTAAGTATTGCGTAATCATATCTGATTGTTAACGCTATCTCAACGAACTCACTAGCTGCCCAATCCAATGAACCAAAGTTAGCAGTAACTATAAAAGCACCTTTAAGTAACCACTCTTCGATCACACCACCTGTTGGATCTAATGATTGAATAGTAACATCTTTTTTGTAAAAGTCAGAATACCCATCACGACCTGTAACAGATTCTTTATGTAAACGAACCCATTCCATTACTGCTTGAGCTCCAGATGGTACGATTGGGTCGTATAGTGTCATTTCTAACTGATCCCAAGCACCTTTACCTTTTACATAATGTTTTGTATTTATATGATTTAACTCCACTTCCTCGAATGTAATTTGAGGTTTTGCACTTGTTTTTATCAAATAAGATGGTATGCCGTCAATTAACATTATAAACCGATTTTGTAATTTCGGTTCAAAGGGTGTGAACATTATGTCATTTGCTTCTAATAATTCTGCCATGTTTTTTCTCCTAAAAGTAGAATATTTCAATACTCAAGTATTTTCATATATAAATATTACAAAAGCAGAAAAAAAAGAGGACTTATGTTAAATAAGTCCTCTTTTTTATTGTACATTTTTAAGTATTTTTACTCTGGGAATGTAGCTCCTGTAGGTTGTATTGTGAAATCCAATACTATGAACTCAGCAGTCCTTGTTGGTTGAACAAATATCTGTCCGAATAAAATATTTCTATCTATTTCATCTGGTGTATTATTTGTTTCATCCATTACAACTCTGAATGCACTTAAACCACTATTAGCTTGAACTTGCTCTAAGAAAGGATTAACAATATTCAAGAATCTTCTTCGTGTTGCAGATGTATTTTGTTCAAATACAAGGAATCTTGAAGAAGAAGCTATGAATTTCTTAACTCTAATTAATAGTCGTCTTACATTTACTCTGTCAAGAGCTGATGATTTTTTCTGTAGTGTTTTTTGTCCAAATACTACCACACCTTGTCCAGGGAAAGTAGCTATTGGATTAACAGATGAATCATATAATGTATCTCTATCAGCTTGAGTTAGTTTTCTTTCAGCTTGTACAGCAGTGTCAATACCACCACGATTTAAACCAGCCGGTGCAAACCATGGATGAGCTACTTTATCGTTAAATGCTATGATACCACCCATTACTGTTGATGGCGGAACCCATACATTTTTACCAAGTGTATTATCTGGTATTTGAATCCACGGCCAATACATAGCTGAATAGTTGTTATCGTGTGCTTCTGCTCTTGTTGTAGCATCTGCTACATTCTTAGCGTATTCAACTGGATCTACAACTAAGAAAGCGTCACTTCTTTCTTCAGCTACATCCATAGCTTTCTGAACTATTCCAGAATGAAGATTGTCAATAACACCAGGCATCAATATCATGTTGATATCATATTCATCTTGGTTTTTCAATAGATTTAATGCTTCAATATAAGCGTTATATCCATTAGCACCACCTGCATTACTCAAGTTAAATCCTTGTGAGTTTGTTGCTTCAATCTTATCATAAAACTTTCTTGGATGTTGAACATTTCCATCAGTACCACCTTGAAATGAACCACTAGCTACTTTTGGTAGAGATTGTGATT